GTTCAAGGGTCTTTTGGAATGTTCGTAAAAGGAACGTAGCAGTACTTACACCCAGAGGCGCACCCGAACATTTTGCCCTGACAGGGGTCTAGAGACAACTGACAACCACATCCGTTTTCGTCAAGTTGCGGTGTCGCTAGGCCGAACACGTCGTCAAGCTTCCCCCTATCCAAGCAACGGGTCTCAAAGGCGTCCCCAGCGTACTCGGTTCCAAGTTCGTTTAGGAGCCTCAGGTCATCTGCGCATACGCCCACCTTGATTCCGTGAGCAGAGGCTATCCCTACTAGGCGTAGCATTGCCTCTTTACGCGCCTCCCGCTCGTCATTAGTAGTAGAGCTATGCTCGTAGCCTTTGTCCCAATGCGGAGAGGGCTGGAGAAAGCTCACATCCACCGTGGACATACCAATCGACGCCATCGTCTGGCAGATAGTGCCGAACTGCTCACGGCGAGCTTGACCCTCTTCATTGAGGTAGCCAAAGTCATTGGGAACAGGGGAATACCGCCACTGTACCAATTCAGGGCCAACCAGATGCACATGGGCTTTGAAGGCGTCAAGCTGCTCTACTAAAGGGGGTACACGAGTCTCTACCTCTTCCCAGCCAGTAATAGTCACTGCGGTGAAAACCCGGTAGGGTGACAGCCACGTTTGCAACGCAGAGGTAAGTTTTGGGGGGTACTTGGTCCAGAAAAACAGAGAATGTATGTTGTCGGGGTCTGCTTTCCAGAAGGAAAGGGACAACATCTTAGGGTCGGTTGCCGGAATGATTCCCTTGATGGTCATCATGTCCTGTAGCCATGGCATGTACCAGTGTGCCACATCGGTCCACCGGCTCAGTGAGATAGGTAGACCACGCTCTAGTGAGCTTTTCAAAGGGATAGGCATCGTTCCTCCAGTAGTAGTAGCGGAGACGATACCCTAGCCCGTTGCATCGGTCAATAACTTTCCTTCCAGAAATCGGTAAGGACGGTATTCTCCATCTCTTCGTCCTCTACCGAATCTTCATACCAACTCTCAGGGTCGGTAAGGGCAGAGTCCTCCGCATAAAGGAAGTCATCATCTCTCCCTTCATCCCACACAGGGCTTTGGAGGTACATCTCATCGCCAGCCGACTTACAGCCGCAGTCTCCGCCGCAATTACCACCACAGCCGCAGTCTCCACCGCAGTCTCCGCCGCAGTTGGCTTGATACATACGGGCCACCATCTTTGCCAGTCTTAACTTGCTCATACGTCCTCCAAGGATTCGGGGTCTGTCCCGCTCCTGATCTCGGTCAATGTAGGGGATGACTTCACACTCCCCCGGTCTTGGGGTCTTAGGGTTAGGCGTGTTGGTCCACCATGTGGATACAAGTCTCCCTTTTCGATTTTCAACCACGAAAATAATCGTGACCCCGCTTCTTGAGGCTTCAAAACGAACGGGATCACCGTATCCGAGGTTGGTTAGAATCTTTTGCTGTTCGGGTCGAAGGCGCTTATTGCTATTCCGTCTGGCCTCATACCACCGCTCAAACTCGTCCAAGCCTTTCTGGACATCCACAACCGTGACGCCTCTTTGGTCCATCCGATACTGAGCGTGTGCCGTAAGCTCCAAGGTCTTGAACAGGTCAATCTTACTCGGTATAGATACCCTGTCATAGAGAAGGTCCGCATCCGAGTTGGAAAGATCTTTCCCCTTCTCTATGTCCTCGATAAGGTCTTCTTTGACTGTATCAGGTAGCTTGTGTTCCTCAATGTTGCGGATAACGTGGCAGGGGCCTCCGGGAAGTCCTAGAGGCATTCTGCGGGCATTAACAGCCCTGTCTACGGGAGCATCGTCTTTTCTAACCCACCTAGCCATGTCGTCCCGTCCAAATGTGTGTGTTGCCACGACCTCAGGATACTTCCAATCCAGAAGTTCAAACTCGTTAAACATCGTCCGCCCAAACATTTCAATGGACTTGGACCGGCACGCATCAGTGAGCTTGACTTTGATGTCATACAGGGGCGAGAACGGGACTGAAATCTGAATATCGTAGAGGTCGTCTCTCTGGACGATGACGCACTGAGCGCCTACCGCCTCCCAATTAGGTGCCGTACCGTAATCGGACTGGAGCTTTTCCAGATAGAGGGCGGCGGCATCCTCCACCCGACTTTCGGAGGTGGTAAGCAGTTCTATTTCCCCGTCGATGATGAGGAAATAGAGGAATGTGATATTGCCCGTGAGGAACATAAGACGAAACCCGTGTGATTACACTAGCCTCAGGTACAAATAGAAAAACGCCCCCGACGATAAGCCGGGGGCGTTGATTCAACCGGTCAGTGCATATTGACCATCGGGGAGGTAAGCGTGCCACTCCTCCGGCACAGACTTACCAATGAGGCTGTACTCTACGTTGTTCAGATGGCGCGGCTCATGCGGCTTAGATAACAGCGCCATCCTTGCTTCTTTAGGTGTCTGGTCGCCCTTCCGCCTGTTGCAATCCGAACACGACGTAGTGATGTTCTCCCACGTCGTACCTCCGCCTCTGCTATGAGGAACCACATGGTCAAAGGTGAGGTCCCTCACATTCAAGCCACCATCCCCTGCGGATAGGCCACAGTACTGGCACGTAAAGTCGTCTCTTATGTAGATGTTGGTCCTGCTGAAAGAGACGGCCTTCCTGCGGTGGACATACTTTTGAAGCGCCAATACCGCTGGAACTACCAGAGTGACGGAAGGGCTGTGCACCTCCCATTCCTCATACTCCACTACTGTGAACACAACGTCACGAAGAACCATCTCGATAGCTTTCTGCCACGAAAGAACAGCCTTGGGCTTGTAGTCAGCATTGAGAAGCAACGTATCCATGTCTCGTCCGGTTCTGCCTCACGCTCTGTGAGGTTTGGTTAACGATCTGCCCTTTTAAGAGACGGGATACAAGCAGATTACTTACAACTCAAAGGCTTGATGCCTCCGCACCACTTGCATCCCGTGTAGGTCTTTCGGGGCTGTCTCAATGTCCCCGTAGTGCATAAGGTATGTTTTCGACCTTACCACGGGAGGCAGAGAAATCAATTCCTCAAAGTGAGTGTGAACGGTAGCCGGGTAATGGTCCCTGAAAGAGCAGTCATGGAACACAATATCAAACTCCGGCAAGTGACGGAATGAAGTTGATGTCGTGTCCGCTGAGTAGAACACACGAGTACCTGTCTCTGATTCCAGCATCAATCCAAAAGAATGCATGTCCGGCACGTGGTCTGTCTTGAAAAAGGCTATCTTCACACCACCTAGTTGGACAACAGCCTCTGGGTGAGGCACCGGGTGCACGTCAAAGTAGGTCGCTAGCGTGGCCTTAAGGGGGTTACCTTCCCTATCCTGTAAGGGCTCCATACCAGCCCGCAGCGAGTTGTCCCACAGGTCGATGCCTTCGCTCCCAACCTCAGAAGGTACAAGAAGTGCCGGAGCATATAGCTCAAAGCGTTTGTCCCCTACAAAGTAGCCTTGGTAGCCTAGCTCTTCAAGGCCACCAATGTGGTCGGCGTGATGGTGTGTGATAACGACGCCATCCAAGCTCATAATATCGTGCCCAAGCTCTCCAAGGCTCTCCAAGGCTGTCGTCCCGCAGTCAATGAGGTACTTCTTCCCCTCAGACTCAAGTAGAACGTTGTTGTGGTAGTTCTGACGGCGGCGGCTGAATGCCCCACCTGTACCTAAAAATGTCATCTTCATACTAAACTCTCTCGACTGAGGTATTCTTTGACGGTCGCTACAACAGAGGGGCGTTCCGGCTCATCCGAAATCAAAGCCCTCCAAAGGGGGTAGAAGGATCTTTGAGGTGAGTACACAGTTACACCCTGAGTGTGATACTTACCAATCGCAGGAATGATGGTATGTTTTGAGAAGTGTTCAAGAAGCTTGTCCGGGTCCGTAAATTTGCCAATTATCCCGGTCCTACCCCGAGACTCCTCTGGCGGACCTTTTCGGAGTATGAGATCACGATGGTAGACAGAAGTGGTGAGGTAAGAGTCCCACCACTTATCTGATTTTCTTGAAGATATTGCTTGGGGGTGGAGTTGGCGGAACCCCCAATGGCCACTGTAGACAGAATGAGCAGAAAAAGAAGTACAGTGGTCATTTGAAGATGCCACATTGAAAACTCGCATGATTCTGAAAGCAGGAAAAGCCACTTCCGTAGTGGGATTCACGAAGCCGACCTTGGGCCTTGCTAGGTTCTCATACCGAAGCATAGCAGGTAACGTTAGTGTCTCATCTATCGTGTACGGGGAAGGGGACACGTATCTCGTACAACCCCTAAAAGAGGGTCTACGGTACTGTAAGAAGAAATCCCCTACCGCTACGTCTGTGTGGAAAGTCGTGTCTGTGATGTCCTCATAGGAGTACAGACTCAATCCTAGAGCGTCGGAAGCTGCCTTGTAGAAAAGGGCATCTTGGAATCGGTTAATAATCATAAGTGGTCGTGAACAGGGTCGTCGTGAACAGGGTCGTAAAGGATAGTGTTAAGCACCGGAAAGATGACGGATGATTCGTTTGGTAATCGTAGCCTTGGCGAACTCAGATAGCTTCTGTTGGTCTTCCCCATCATCCTCCGGGGAGTAAAGAAAGCCAAGAGGAACCTTAGCCCCACCACTACCCGACTTGCCTCCAGAGGACTCAGGACCAAAGACCTTCTGGCAGAAATTGTGAACATTAACAGATGAGTTGCGGGAGCGCACAGAGGCGTGAATGAACCCGTCAATGAGGCAAAAGACTACCACAGTTTCAACACCCTCCATCCGAAGGAACTCGTCTGCGATAATAGGCAGAGCATCCCGCCTCTTGCTAGAGAGGATTCCGAGATAAGAGATGAGGATAGAAGCCTCATTGACCATGTTGGATGCTGCTAGTGCTCGCAACTCAAACAGGTAAGGAGGGAGGGGGTGGTGGACAATGCTGTGGAACTTCTTACGGTCGATGTAGGCTATCAAGTGGGAATGTGCGTCCAAGTCCAGCTTCGAGACATTCTCGTCGAGAAGGTTGTGCGTGTCGTTGACTACCCCAAACAGTAAGGCGGTCGCAACCAGTATACCCCGCTCCGTCTCAAAATCTAAATCAAAGTGGCAGATGTAGTCCCATATAATGGCCGAGCACGAGCCACAGGTGCGTATGTCTGTGACGGGCAAATCCATGTCGAACTGGTGGTGGTCGAAAACACAGTGCCACTCTTCAATCTCATCGAAGCCTGTATTCTGAGGCACAGAATCTACTGTAACAAACGTCGAGTAGTTCTCCACCTCAAAATCGTCTTTGTGCTTGAGGCGAACATCGAGGACGTTCACTTCGGTCTGGTTCTGCGGGTGTGAAATCTGGCCCGAGTAGAAGATATCACACTGGAGGCCATATTCAGCCTCTAGAATCCACTCCAATCCCAGAGCAGATCCGATAGCGTCAGGGTCTGGGGTGTGTTGCAGTACGAGACAGACCTTCTTGTCTGTGGGTCTGTCTTTGAAAAAATCTTTGAAGCGCTCAAACACATCGTTCGGGCGGCGCTTGGTCGAAGGCATATCCGGCCCTTGTTCATAGGATGGTTTTGAGACTTCCGATATTGTTTCGGCGGGGCTTGGGTTCTTTTCCATCGTCCACTACCTCTCGTTGGTTAAGCTGGTACACTACTTCACGAATTTTTTGCATGTTTGTGATCTGAGCCTTAGCGCCGTCCGGCTCAGACAGTCGTAGCTGTAGGAGTTCATCCACAAGCTCACCCAGCGGCTTCGCTGCTATTTCTTCTCTGTACTGGTCCATTTCTTCTGACATCAGTCTCCCTCTAACTCCATTGAGTCTTCTTCGTCATCATCTTCGTCATCATCTTCGTCATCATCTTCGTCATCTTCGTCGGGTTCATCGACGCCACGCTGGGGGAGGTTCTGTAGAGCGTTAGCTATCTGCCCAAAAATGAAGCCTGACTCGAACAGGTACTCAAAGTAAATCTCAGTAGTAGACTCCTCTTCCTTATGCACGTAGAAGATGACCTCTTTAGATTTGACCTTGATCTTGACCTCCCGCCAATGCGTCCCGGCCTCGATTTTTCGGACCAGAAAACCCTCGTCCGTTGGCTCAAACTTAAAGAGAGTCACCACCTCACGAACGGTGGCAGGTTGTGACCGATGGGGCGCTGTCCACTTTAGAACACTCATTCAGTCTCCAATAGCTCCGAGAATTGCGTGCCCATATACAGGCCCTGATACGGTGCTTCATTGTCATACAAAAAAACCTTCAAGCCCTTAAAGGACTTCGACCGGAGCGTCACAAGGCACTCTTCCAGTACATCGAAGTACGTTATCGTACCACAGGACTTTCCGAACTGTCCAAACAAGTTCGTCAGTGCCTCATTCGCACTCTCGCCTCTTCCGGGCAGGAAGAGGAGATTCAGATATTCCGCCCTAGTCTCTAAACGGATATAGTAGCAAGCCTCGCTTGCGTCAAACTCAATCATACAAGCCTCCTACTGCCGGAGCCTACAAGTGGATTAAGGGCACGTCACGCCATTGCTCGCAAAGACCACTGAAGATAAAGCTACCAAGTCGCAGACTTGGGTTGGGGTCAGGGACGAATTCCCAATCTCCAAGGTGTTGACGTATGTTAGCGCCGGGAAGTCTGCAAAAAAACCATAAGGTTGCGTACCACCTGAGCCTACTCGAAAGATGCGCATCTTGGCATTCACAGTCTCCAAAGACTCCCAAGGAGCGTGGCCTGACGTCTGGAGACCATCGGCATTGTACAGATTGGTTGTGTTAGAGTCCAGAGTGATATAACCCACCTCTTTGACGTTGTGAAAATGGGAGGTATCGTTGAGGTAGTTGTTGGACCCATCCCACCGGATACGTATACCATTAGGGATGTAGAGCAGGTTTTCTAGGCCGTCTACGGTACGCACAGCATCGGCCTGAATGAAGATGGTCCGAATGCTCTTAACCTTTAGAGGCGTGGACGAAAGACCATTGATAATAGGGGTAAGGTCACCCGACCGGCTTGTTCTAATGTCCAGTTGACCGTCAATGGAGCAATGCGTATCCAAGATTTGAACTCCGGTCTGAACACTGTTGTCCGGGATGTTGGGAACAGGAGTTGGCTCATCAACATAGATGAGTACACGACCCACGTACTCTTTGCAGGGCGTTGTACACCCCACCTCAGGGTCACACACATAACCGCTCTCCAACTGACAAGTGGAAGAGCATCCATCGCCTGAAACGGCATTACCGTCGTCGCAGGCTTCCCCTACGGCTACCGCACCATCACCGCAGGGTTCACACGCATCACCGAACCCATTTTGATTAGAGTCCAACTGAGAAGGGTTGGACACCGCTGGGCAGTTGTCGCCATATCCCGCAGCATAGCCCTGTGGTACAGAACACGACTCTACATTCAGTGCAGGGTCCTCTACTCCGATAAGGTCACCATCCTCATCCCTGTAAAAAGTTTGAAGCAGACCTTCATCCGTTTGGCCGTCACAATCGTTATCCAACCCGTCGCAAGTCTCTGGCTGGCTAGTGTTCAAGGGTGCGCAAATGACTTGGCCCCCTAAGCACTCTTGGACTCCGACAGAACACAGCCCATCTTGACCTGTGCTGCAAGACAACCCCACACCAAGACCTTCATCCGTTTGGCCGTCGCAGTCATTGTCAGCACCGTCGCAAACCTCAGTAGTGGGTGGGATGTAACCCTGAGAGCACGTACCCCAAGTCCCACTCAAGTCACATGTACGAATGCCGGAGACGCACGCACCTATATCAGACCCGCAAGATTCCGATGCCCCCGCAACACACGAACAGTTCTCATCCACAGTCCCGTCTTGGTTGTTATCGACCCCATCACAGGCTTCAGGAGCGCCGGGGTATACCGTGGCGTCCGTCTCATCAAGGTCACCTTGAGAAGTTACCCAAGTGCCCGAACACCGGGTCGGTGGCGTCGCAGGGCAAATGAGGGCGCTCTGTGTTGCCGTCCCGTAACCGTCCCCGTCCCTGTCGCAGTAGTGCCGTGTTGCCGGGTTTTCAACCCGATCATCAATACCGTTGCAGTCCCAATCGCCCACAGAACCACAAGAAACGGGTATGCCTTCATTTTTCCCAATCGCTGCTGGGTCTTCGTTGGGGTCATCAGCACAGTCCCCTGTCGTAGCGACGTAACCTTCCGGCTGAAAACAAGCAACTAGGGGTGAAGAGGCATCCCCATATCCGTCCCCGTCTAAATCCCTGTAGAACGTCTGTAGGTCTATTGCGTCGTCTTCCGACCCCGAACATGTGTTATCAACACCGTCACAAGTTTCTTCCTCAGAAGGGTTGACATCGGAGTTGGTATCATCACAGTCCCCTCCGACTACCACATAACCCTCGGGCTGGGTACAAGCGTCCCTTGGATACAAGGTAGTACCATAACCGTCCCCGTCATTATCAGGGTAGTAGGTAGTCTCTTCACAAGTTTCTGCGTCTGCTCCCAAGTCGGGGTCAGGAAAAGCCATATCCTCGGTAGCATCGGGGCCAGAGTCAGTCCCAGAGTCAGTCCCAACATCAATGCCGGAGTCGCCGTTTGTGCTGTTAAGCGCATCTGTACTGTTATCCGCATCAGGGCGCGATGGCTCGGGTACCCCCGCATCTACGTCTATCCCTATGTCTTCTTTGGGAGGTGGGGAGTACCCTGTGGAAGGGGGTTCCTCCACACAAGCGGAAAGGGTCATGACAGCAGCGAGTATAATGATCTTCTTCATGGGTATAGTCCCGTCTTTGGGGCCACCGATTGCGGCCCCTACAATACTATATACCCCTAGTCAACAGAGTTATCAAAAAAATCAAGCGAAGGCACGTCCCGTACCGCACGACAAGAACGAAAAACCGCCTACCTCAAGGAGATAGGCGGTGGTCATCCTCAAGCCCCGAGGATTAGTTCTCGTCTTCGTCATCCTTGTTGGAATCAGACGAGAACCCGATAGCACATGATGTAGTCAGTAGCGTAGATGCAACCGAAACAGAGTTTGTAAAGCTCTGCTCCACTACCAATACCGGGTCAACAATACCGGCCTCAAAGCAAGGTCGGATTTCTTCCGCATTGACATCGTACACCAAGTCGTTCTGGCCTCGTTCTTCGGAGGCTGTGCGATACTGATGCAAGAGTACGTCTGCGGACAGTCCCGCATTTTTGACAATCTGGCGGAACGGAGCTTCAACCGCAGAAGCTACCAACAACCACCCCTCTCGCTCTTCAATAGAGGCAAAGACAGTGTTGGGGTCGGAAGCAATATCCTTAAGCAGGGCGCTGACCTCCAGTAGGGTGCAACCGCCACCGGGCACAACTCCGCCAGCGACCGCTGCTTTGGTAGCTGACAGGGCATCTTCTACACGAGCCTTGTACTCTTTGAGTTCCACTTCCGAGTTGGCCCCAACACGAATCACGGCCATACCTCCACCAAGCTGTGACAGGCGCTTCTGGAGGTGTTCTTGGTCATGAGGGGAACCGGCACTTTTAGCTTGCGACCGCAATGTCTTGATGCGGTCTTCAATGATTTCCAAATCAGCGTCACCACCCAGAAGAGTGGTGCGATTCTTGTCACAAGATACCGAATCGCACCCTCCAAGAAGCTGCTGCGGGTGGAGGCTTTGAAGCGTATTGCCGCGCTCTTTAGAGACGAGAGTTGCGCCGCTTAGGATAGCAAGGTCTTCAAGCAAGGCTGTCCGCTTGTCCCCGATGCGTGGGGCCTTGATTGCAAGGCTCTTGAGTGTCCCTTGGGCGTGGTTAGACAGAAGCATCATCATTGCTTCGCCTTCTACATCGTGGGCGATAACAACAAGAGGGCGACGCTGAGAAGCGGCGTACTCCATCACCGGGAGAAGGTCTTGTGCACTCGACACTCGCTCATCTGCAATGAGCAAAAGAGGGTTCTCGTAAGAGAGAGTACCACTCTCCTCGCCACGCACAAAGTCTGGGTGGATGTAGCCACGATCTAGTTGCATCCCCTCAGTGAACTCCAAGGTGGTTTCAGTGGAGCGGCCCTCTTCAACAGAAATGACGCCGCCCTTGCCTACCTTTTCCATCGCCTCTGCGATGAGTTCGCCCAGCGCATCATCGCCGTTTGATGAAATAGAGGCAACCCATTTGATTTCCTCTGCCTTGGAGATAGGCTTGGCAAGATGGTGGAGGTAATTGACACCCTCCAACACAGCTTTATCCATGCCTCGCTTCAAGGGGATAGGAGACAAACCTGCGGTTACAAGCTTGCGTGTGTTGTTGAAGAGAGCTTGGGCAATAACCGTGGCAGTGGTGGTGCCGTCTCCAGCCTCTTCCGCTGTTCGGATGGCAGCTTCCTTAATGACCTGAGCGCCCATGTTCTCAAAATGGTCCTCAAGATCAATGTCCCGTGCGACCGACACACCGTCTTTGGTTACGTTGGGAGACCCGAAGTTCTTGTCCAAAGCCACATTCCGACCACGTGGGCCGAGTGTGACTTTGACCGCATCGGCCAAGGTATTCACGCCTGCGCCTAATCGGTTCAAGGCTTTGTCATCAAATAGAATCGTCTTTTTCTGAGCCACTTTGCTCTCCGTAAGGGTAATATCACCGGTAGGTCGCCATATTGCAGACAACTGACCTGTCTGTCAAGAGTGTCTAGTTGAGATAATGGGAAGCGTATTCCCCTACATAGGAGAGAATGCGCTCCCTTGATGTCTTAGCGTCTAGAGATTCGAGGTGTGCCCCGAGCCTATCTTCATCACGGAATCGGATCACGTAAGCATATCCAGATTCCGGTTCGGCAAAAAAAGCGCCGAGCGTCATGCGCTTGTTTACCAGTTCATCATAGCAAGAGGTCGAAGCGCCCGCAGTTAGGTAAACACCTTCCTCTGTCTGAAAGCGTACCCAGATGCGCCCTTCATGGTCCTTCCCAACCTCCATCGAAGGGAGGTTGGTGGTGTAGAGGTCTTTCGTTTTCAGGTCAATCATAGGGTTAGTCTCCTAGTAGTTGGTTCTCGACTTGTTGCATCCGGTGCACAGACGCACCCTGAACTGCTTGTAATTTGAAGTGGCTAAATATCTCGTCTTTGAGTTCTCTATTACCTTCTACCGTGCCATAGATATACCACGAGTCCGGTTGAAGCTGTTCCACCCTGAGGTGTAGGATTACAGGGCACAGCATTTGCCTGTCCCGCCTAAACTCCCGGTAAAGAGTCATCTCAAACCTAGCATCTCCCACATCTATAAAGGTGCTGAGAGCATCCGTGAAGTTCTTTTTTGAACTCTGACCTACTGAGGAAGCCTCACACCTATCCTCCTTGATGAGCCAATCTACTTTACCCTGAGCGGTGTTAAGAACTAACCACTCAACCCAACGGTTTAAGTGCCTTTTGGTGGTAGAGCTAATTTTTTCAACTGTTCGTACTTGGCTGGATACGTCAACAGAATGAGACTGTAGCATCTGGTCGAATAAGGCCAGAGCCTCTTCGTCTTCCGTAAGCCGAGCCTCTAGCTCACGCTCATCTGTTTCTAATAGCACAGGGGGGAGGGCCATTGCGGTAGAAGGCGGCGGAAAGGCGGGTACACCAGTAGACCTATAATGACGATGTAGGGTACCAAAAGCAGTATAAGGATAAAGGTTTCCACAGAGGTGATAGTAACCAACCCCTCGCTACGGGTCAACCAAAAGAAAGCCCCCGGAGCAAACAGGCTCCGGGGGCTTTACCCACTATCCATTCAAGGCTTTAGTGTTTCCTATCCATTCAAAGCGAACCGCTGACCCCAATCGTGTAGGTGACCGGGATGTACTTGAGCGGGAATACCGGTGCGTAGAAAGCACTCACCCGAAGTGTAGTCGGGTCAGTCTGATCCGGCTCTGCTCGAACACCTTGGAAGTCCACAATGATTTGCTGCTCCACAAGGGCGTTGAGAAGACCACTCAGTGCTGCCTCGACATCCTGCGACCTTGACGTGAGGAACTTAAGACCGATAAACCGGTCCAATGTTGCTCGTGTCTGTTGCTGTACGAAATCTTCGATTGCAACAATGGAAGGCGTGGACGTGAAACGGTTGCTGACATTTGTTGTCAGACCATCACGCACCTGCAAGAAGGTTCCACGATCTTCAAGGACCGTGACACCCGCAACAGCGAGACGGTTTTTCTCCACCTCGTCAAGGCTGCGGTTAAGGCGGCGGAAACCTGTAATGCGTCGTCGAGTCAGAGGTGTTGCCACGTCAAACTGAGGACTTACCAATACACCGGAAAGTGCTGCGGCGATGTAGGTTCCGTCGACAATGAAGTTCTCTTCATCACCAAGCTCGTTGGAGAGCGTGACAATCGCACTGTCGGGGTAGACTACGATAGCACGCTTAGAGTTAAGACCCTGAGCGATTGCTGCCGCGTCATCTGGGCGTGTGCCCGATGCTACACCGAAGATGCAGCGTCTTTCCTGTCGGAAGCGTTGTGACGACTGAATCTCAGCATGGCGGACATAAGCCCCCAACACTGAGGGATCTGTTGTAAGCGGTACCAGAAGGTCCGGTGTAGCTCCACCAGCCAGAGGGCGGGCAAGCTCTTGGAGAGCATCTAAGTACGCCTGAGAAGACGCCTGACCGAATCCAGTCTGCTTCTCCACCTGCTTGATACCTACAACGGCAGCGCCGTTAAGGAATGTCAGGAACGATGCCAGTGTCAGAGGATTCTCAGCCGACAGTGTACCGAAGTTGGACTGAATATCACGGAAGCGAGTGAATAGAGAAGCGGTGAAGTCTGTCTTCTCATACTCGTAGGTGATATAGTAGAAATCACCAATCCCCGGCTCCGAACCAGACTGATTGTACGTCTGGACGAGTGCCGTGTCCCCGACACCGATGTCAGTAGTATTCGAGACACTGATCTCGGCTCCCGGAACCGCCCGAACGACGTTAGATACGCCAGTCTCGAACGTGTCCGATACCAAGAGCGTGAAACTCTGTGTATCGGTGTAGTCACCACCAGAGGCTTCGAGGATCGTGAAACGAAGCCCTGTAGTGTCATCGGTGTATGTCTGGCCTACAATACCCGTACCTGCGGAACCTTCGGCTCCTCGGTCTGAGCTTACTGTGAAGCCGTCCATGACAGCGGTTCCTGCGGCAGTATCACCTGCCTCGATGCCGATGCCTGTATCATTAAGGGCCGAATCCGCTCCCGTCGAGAACGTGAAGGATTCTGTAGCGCCAGTGCCGAAGGTCGTGAGGCGGAGGTAGGTACCCTCACCTGTAACTTCGTAAGCTTCAGCGAAGGCCGAAGCGATGAAGTCTGTGCCTGAGGCCGGAGCATACCAGTCCGAAGCAGCTTCGCTGTTAAGAACAGCGACCACCTCTTCAACTGTAACCTGACGCTGAGAAGCGGCATCCCCGTTATCAAAGCCAACGTACTGGTTCGCAGAACCGTTGCGGACTTCAATCCGAGAAGCGGTGGTGGAAACACTGGATGTGATACGAATCTTATCCGTGTCCTCCACTACTGCGGTCCCTGAAATAATACCGTCAATCTCTGTGGCAATGTCGGCAACCGAAGAAACAGACACACCATCGTAAGGTACGGTGTACTCTACGCCATCAACTGCGACCACAAACGAATCTGAGGAAGCGTTAAGAGAGGCGATGTCGGCGGAGCTAATTGCACCGCTGAGAAGTGTTGCAGGCTTGTTGACTGCGGCTTCTGTACCCGTTGCTGTCTGGAAGTTTGCGAACCCGATGAGGTCGTTAGCCGACCCGTCAAGCGTGCGTACCTCACTAACATCTCCCGGTCCGGCAGGTTCCACCTTGGAACGAAGCAGGAATCGGTTGTTGGAGTACAGTGCGACTTTGGTGTTGACCTGTTGTGTATCAAGAGGTGAAAACCCGATGATCGTATCAAGCTCATCACCACCATTGACCGTCGTGTTTACCGTCACCGAGTCCGTAGCCTGTATGCTCACAGTACCATCGGCATTGGCGACGACATTAAAGTCGTTACCTACTACGCTCAGATCACCGGCGGTCAGGCCAGAGGCAGTAGCGAGAGCCGTTTCAATGGCGCTTGCGGCTGCGGCTGCGTCGTATGTGCCACCGACCAGTGCTGTATCAGCTTCTGTGTACGTCGTGCCGTTAAGTTCAACACTGTATGTTGTAGGGCCTGCAATCACAAAGTCTGCGCCGCCGTTAGCAGTATCCTGAGCCGTACCATCAACCACAGCCGTGGTCGGTACCGTTCTCCAGATTTCTTCTGCAAGTGTAGCACCTGCAATGCCTGCACCAGCCGTGAAGGTCGTGGTGTAAGCAGTGCCGTCTACTTCAAACTCAAAGCTGTCGTTTGTGCCCGTAGCTACAGTGTAAAGGCCGTCTGCATCGGAATCCGAGACAATGACAGCAAAGGCGCTCTGATTGAGGTCCACAGTAAGGTCGTTACTGCTGACGTTCACATAGAGAGTGTCCGAGGCATTAGCGTACAAGGAGTACGGGTCGGTCTCGAAGTTCGTATACACGGCTGGGGTAGCACCCTCAGAGGTGAACGTGATGGTCACCACTTCACTAACCCCCGAAGCTCCCGTAAGGAAAGCATCAGGGTTGGACTCTACTCCAGAAGGCCACTGGATAGTCTCAGATACGCCTGTAGTGCCGAAGCTTACGCCGAGCATCTGCTCACCCAAGCGGGAAGACAGAATGCTGTACTGGCCTGCTACGCCCGGTATAGACTGCGAGAGCACTTCAAAAGTGAGTTCGTCGTCTGCGAGGCGGTTGTACCAGTAAGTGGCCCATACGTTATGGTCAGGCGGGATTGCGTCTGCAACCGTAACCTGACGGTTAACCGGGTTCACGTCTACAACTTCAACCGGACCCTCAGCCATAGCCTCAGAAAGATTGGAGCCGTGATAGACGAGTACCAGATCCGCGCGGTGAGTCCCCAGACTCACTCTATCATTTGATAGAGATGCGAACAGAGCCGAATCCAGAGGCGTGTTGCTTCCGTTTCCTACTGTCGGCACGTTACCGAGAACGACAGTGGTATCCGATTCTTGTGCTGGAGACACCGACCGTTCGACGAGCTTTTCAACCGCCTCAAAGAAGATGCGGTCATCACGAAGCGAAGCAGTGATCTGTGTGTCATCGAAGAATTCGGTACCAGCGGTATGCTGGGCCGACTCTACAGTGACAGCGTTGCCCCAGATAATACGACCATTCGAGTCAACAACGTAATCGTTGCCCTCGATGTAGTCAGTTCGACCGGGGCTAATTCCCACACGCTGGACGCTTTCGATACCGGTATTAGGCAGGTAGTCGAACGTATTTTGCCATGTGTTGTGGAAGTAAGTAACAACAACTTCCGATCCTACGAGAGGAGCCTGTGCGAGGAGAACCGATCCGTTGGTACCATCCACTTCTTCAACGGTGGCTTCGGTACCATCAACAGTTACCGTCACATCGGCGGGGTTCGTCGTGGTGATACCGCCGTTGTCTCCCGTTACAATAGGAGCTTGGTAAGTGAAGAACCGTCGTCTTCTATTTGAGGTCTGACCCGCTGCAAAGCCAAGCGCAGCGTTGGCAGTACCGGAAAGGACCGTAAGCGACCCGTCCGAAGCCAACTGAATGCGATTCTGTCCTTGATTATCAGCGTCCACAGAGGCGGTAAGTCCCACCACAGCGGCAGCGTTGATATCGTTGGCCACGTTATTGGCTGTCCGAGCAGCGCCCGTATTAAGGGTAATGCTCACGTCGGAACCGTCCACATTGAGCGAAAGAACATTCGCCCCTGAGACAATCTCGTAGGTCTCCACCTGCGTCGAAAGCAGGATAGCCTGCTCATCAGTGACCTGATCCGAAACGTCATCGGTGAAAGACGTGTCCGTGCGATTGAAGAAATAGGTGATGCGAACGTCCGCACCTTCCTCAGGAGCAACTTGCAACGTGATAACACCCCGTGCACCATCAACAGCGGCGGGGGATACCAGATCGCCATCAACAGTTACCGTCACATCATTCAGGTCGGTAGTCGTCTGACCACGACCGTCACCTGCGACGATGGGGAAGTTCTGAACACGGAACCGAGCTTCCGCACCGGTCTTTGTACCCAGAATAGGGTTATCAGGGTTCGAGTTGTCGAGGATGAACCTATCGTTCATGTCCTCATTAACAATTCGTTGATCCACTGAGGATGAAGATCCCCGGACTAGCTCAGAGTCCTCTTGTGCAAGAGTCTCCCGACCTACTCCAACCAGAACCGGGATACGGTTTCCAGTAGGAGGTCCAGAAGTGTCCTGACGGACTTTAGTTTTTGTGTATGCTCCGGGGGGAGCGTAACTATCAAATGGTCCAAATGCCACGACGAACCTCGCGTTTTATCGCTGCTATGAATGCGATCAGTCAATGAAGACGAATATCAATGAATTACCGAATCAATCTTCGGATGCTTCTGTTTGCGCAATCGCCTCAGCGTTTTGCTGATGGAGCCTGCGGAACCTCTGCACATCTTCTTTTGGCATTGGTTCATATTCGCCTTCTTTGTTGAGACGCAACGGCACCTTGCCGACGTCCCCATGATCTTGCTGAACTTGTCTCTTACGACTGTTTCGGTCTTTGATGTACTCCCAGCGACTCTGAGCGTCACGACCGATTCGTTTATCATGATCCTTATCAAGTGAGTCTACACCTGTGTTTCCCGGTACCTTTCCGTCCGCAAATACGAAGCCGAAATCTGAAATCATCTTCGGGGCTTCCTTACCACATGCGGGGCACGAAATAGATGGCGGGGCTTCTTTGCGGTACAGCTTCTCCTCTTGAAGACCACATGCACTACAGCCATATACGTGTACTGCCATGCCTAAACCTCTACTTCCAATTCGATATAAACACTTAACCGAGATGCCAAATTATCTCAGCTTCTCAAAACCACCTAACGGGTCAACCCGGTAGATGGTAGCTGCGTCACTAAACTCAAACCCGTCTGGGCTATCCAAAAGGATGCCATCCTGCGCTGCGGCCACCTGTGCATCTTGGTCGAAGCTGTACGGCGTTACCCTTGTGATATAGAGAGGCCGGGCAATCAATATCTCCCAATCAGTTAGAAGCGTCAGCGACACGTTGCCCATATAGTAATAGTCGTCTCCAGTCTCGTCGTATGGTTCCTCGGACTCGCCGCCGAAGGATGCGTCCTCGATGATGATACCCTCTTCTGCCAGTCTCTCTCTACGCCACTGCCAGAGGTACATCACAATGAGGTCCGCCATCTCGCTACGAGTCATCGAATCCCGTGCAATGATGTCAATGTCTAAGGAAACGTTGAACTTGCCTCCATAGGCATCTGCTACCTCCGAACGGGTACCCTCTACTACCACCGCCATAACGTCTTGGTCTTCCAGTTCCTTTCCGAAAGCGAGGACAGCGCCGGGGATGGCTTCATTGTTAGCGACCTCCCCTACTCCGATAGGATAAGGTCCACGGGTAGCTACGGGATAACGGTAGTCTGCAAGAACTTGCGTGCCCGGAACAAATGTCCGAAGCCACGTTATCTCTCCAGTCTGCGGGTCAAAGGAGTAATCGCCTGCGTCGCCGGTCGATACGCCCAGAGAAGTAGTGGAAAAGCCAGTCAATATCTGGTTAGCAATTTCTGTGACCGCCTGATTGCCTTCTAAAAGAGCTATTTCCCGGTCTACCCCGTCCACCACAGCCTTAAAGGTTGCGCTAGAGGGGACAGTCGGCTCTACTATAAGGCCCGTCACGGACACCGGCACAAAGCCTTCCGTAAAGCCTAGCAGTGGGTTGGCCGTCGAGGTTAGGTCAGCGTCAAAAGACAAAGAAACATCGGCATCTATCGACACAGCACCACTGGACACACCTACCGAATAGGTCAGCCCATCCACTCCGGCAGCGATAATCGCGGCTTCAATTTCCAAAGCGATGTCGTCTGCCAGAATCCCTGTCCCTGCCGTGAAGGTCACGGACACTGCCGTGCCGTTAAGCTCAAAAGATAGAACATCATCTGTCCCGCTGGTCACCGTGAAGGGCTGAGTATTCGACCCTGTGACGGTTACAGGTATCTGCCCCGTAGGAAGACCAAGTGCCACATGCGTACCAGAGCCGCCTAGTTCCAAAGACTCATCGGCTGTTAATGTGATAGCGGTCCCCGTGAATAAAGGCTGGTTGGGGTACTCGTAGAGCCTTACACTGTTTTCCAGCACCGGGGCGTGAGTCAGAATAGCATTCTGTTCGGTGCCCGTCTGGAATTGAATGATTGGCTCTTGCCGGATAGTGAGAAGGGGGTCAACATAGAACTGAAACTCATTCACCTCACCGGCTAGCTCCACCTCTTCTACTTGGACGTAATAGACGCCCGGCTCCGAGGGAAACACGTTACCGTTGGCCCGTATAGCAGTATCATCCTCCCGTACCCACTCAAGTGCTGTCCCCCGGTAGTCGTCTACCTTGGCTAGCATCAAATAGGAGTAAAGTGACCCGATATAGTTGTCGGAGGACAGAGACTGTGGGGAGGCCGAAGCACCTTGAATGACAATACCCTTCTGCGGCCTTTCGTCGAAGCTGTACTTCTCACGAATATGGTCAACCACATCCCTGTGCTGAGGATTGGCGTCGAAGCAGAATCGTAGAGTCTCCATGATCCGCTTCTTGACTGCTCTGGTTAGGTATTTGTACATACATGATCATTCAAGGTGCGGCTGGATACCCGAATGTCGTAATGGCGGGCAATATCTTTGATTGCCCCACCAATAAGGCGGTCTTCCATGCCTTGGACAAATTCGTCTGCGAGCTTTTCCATGTTTCGGAAATACGGCTCGAAGTCATCAATCAGGTCGCCGGGGCGGGAACGGCGGGTAACTTCCACCGGAATGTCCCACATGCGAGCCATGTACTCAAACTGGTCGCGTACCTTATTGTCCCCAGCATAGCCCATGACGTTGATCAGGGCTTCCTCTGGTCCGAGCATGTCCCGTACCTGCTCCCACTGGTCCCAATGCTTAAGACCAGCCGTGCGGGTCTGCATCTTCTCCAGTAAGGGGCGGATATGGGGGCGTAAGTCTTTGCGGACTGAGCCGAGCCGGATAAGTTCTTGTTTTAGATCAGACATGATATGGGCCTTTTGTTAGATGTACTCTTGCATGGCCTGCACTAAAAGGCCCTGAGCCACAGAGGTCATAGGGTCTTCGGCTTGCCGGATTTCACTAATTTCGATTGGGAAACGATTCCGCTGCTTCTCAAATACTTCCTTGAACAGATCGAGGAAGCCTCCTGCTAGGGAGGTACCCCCGCTGACGACAATGGGAATCGATTTCTGCAATTCCGTGTCATTCTGAGTCTCTTTGAACTTCTTGGAGATGTTGTCTAGTGCATACTTGATGAGGCTCTTGTAGTATACGACCAGTGCTTCCTCTTCCCGACTATTTGGCTGCGTCAGGTCTAGCCCTTTCTCTTTGATGGAGCAAAGGCGGCTGGCAGTTGAACCCACTGCATTCGCAGCGTTACGGTCAATCCAGTCACCGCCACGGGCAAGTGAGAACTCCATGATAGGCATCGTCATGTACGAGAGGGCACAGTTGACCATGCCGCTACCGAATGAGATACCGATGCCGCTGAATTGATCTGCGGCACACTCTGAGTAAACAATAGCCATCGCCTCATTACCTGAGATAGCGTCGTACCCAAGCTCTTCTAGAATCTTGGCGAAGACCGCCTCATGGTAGAGAACATCTTGGCCCGGCATATCGAGTGGGGCGGCTGGGATAGAGTAATAGCAGACTTCATTGTCTTCCTGAGGCTCACCCACCACATTCTCAATCAAGATAGAAAGCACCTCAAGGGCGTCAATCTCAGAAGCTGAGATAAGACCCTGTGACAAGGGGCGGCGCGCCTCTCGCTTGAAGAGGTTTGCAGTCTCAATAGCGGGGTCTCCCAGAATGAGGATTTTGTCCTCGTACTCGATGTAAGACACACCACTCATATTGAGCATCTTCTTTGCCTCTGCTTCTAAGTCGAGGAACGCATCACGGATGCGCTTCGTCTCTACGCTAGAATCTACCTTCCGGGCAGCGACGATGTTCATCGTGCCGATGTCGAGGCCCACTCCTAATGCTGCTTTCTTGTCTTCACTCATTTTACTTCCCTCACTGTCAGAAGCCTCGGCTTCCAGTCCATACTCTTTGACTCGTTTTGCAATCGTTGAAGCAGAGCACCCGTAGGTCTCTGCAATCTCGTCATAGGTGGCCCCGGTCGAAAGAGCATCTGCCAGATCGCCGGGGTCTATGTCGATTCGTTTCGGCAAGGCTTAATCCCACCCCATAAAAAGAGGGAGCAGATCAGCCCGAAGCTCGGGATTTTCGTAGGCGAGTTTGATGAGGCTGGCTCTTAGTTTCCGGTCTGACATGATTTTTTCCTTAGGTCTTTAGACATTGATCGATCTTCCTTAGAAGCTGAGAGGGGTTTTAAGGCCGAGTTGATTAGCCGCTTTCGCGAGTTGGTTTCGGATGTCGTCGGGACGACGTGTGTGCCCCCCGACAACGTTCATAAGGCGATGCAGGGCCTCTAGGGTTCCTCTATCAACACTGATACGCTCCCGAAGCTCATCGTAGACGTCCATAAGCAGTCGCCGGTTCCCTTCGTCCAGTTTGTAAGCCGCATCCATGACGTCGGCGCTAGGCATAACCATGTCCGCTAGGTCACTACCAGAGGATTTCTTGACCTTCTTTTTGCACTTGACGCAATAGGAGGTTTGCTCCAGTACCTTCGAGTCGCACTTCGGGCACTTGAAAGTGGAGTTGTCTCCGCCCTCTTTGATAAGGGGAAGCAGATCAGCCCGAAGCTCGGGATTTTCGTAGGCGAGTTTGATGAGGCTGGCTCTTAGCTTTCTGTCTGACATTTTTTAAAACCATTTAGGTAAAAAGGGTTGTTGGTAACAATCACGCTCATCACAAAAGGATTACCGAAAACGATTACCGACCGCGTCGGTGAGCTTGCGGGTGTTCTTCCGCAGTGCTGGATTATCTAGAAGAACGTCTCGGGCGGTGTCCATAAGGTCTGCAACCTGCCGACCTTTGAGGTCAAATTCTTTAATAAGCTGGGCGGTGTCCATGACCTTGCCCGGCTGTTTGAGCATATCCACGAACGCAGACGCATCTCTCTCATCCATCTCCAGAGCTATCTGACGTAGGACCGCCATCTGAGCGTCGTCGAGGAAGTGTAAGCGGTTGTAGAGAGGAAGGCCCACATCCATCATATCAAACAGGAAGACGACCTTAGCATTGCCCCTAGCCCAATTTGCAAGCGTGGCCCGGAAAGCTTTGTCTTGTTCCAGAAGGTCCGAAATCTCGGCCAGAAGGCCAAGGTCACCTAGCACTTTGAGCACTTTCTTAGACTGGCTCATCTCCAAGATGTCATTAACCAAAATGTCAGCGATAGCGTTCTGAGGAGCTTTCTTGATTTTACGGGCGTTGCGGCGGATAGCCTGCGCCACTTCGGGATGAATCTTGAAGCCGTACTTGACCAAGAATTTCACAGCCCGAAGCATACGGGTAGGGTCGTCACTAAATGTCTTATCAGGGTTCGAGGGGCACTTCATAACACCCTCCTCTAAATCCCGGAGACCACAGCCAGTGAGGTCGATAATCTCAGCCTTATCTGGCCCTTGTGCTAGTTCCGATAACTGCCAGAGTAGCGTATTAAAAGTAAACTCACGTCGACCTATGTCCTCTTCTATCGTGGACGGCTCAACCATGTGGGGTTTGTACCCCTTGCCGCCCTCTCCCCCATAAGACTCTTTGCGTGCGTTCGCTATCTCAATGACCTCCCCCTGCAATTCTTCCCCATCAACAACCCACGACTCATTTACGGCTAAGATGGCCACCCCGTATTGGTTGGTCTTTAGAGAGGTTTTAGCAGGAATAGCCTGTTGAAGCTTCTTAGCAAACCAATCAGAATCCTTACCTCTAAGGGCCACAGAATCAATGACAACATCGATGTCTTTGATAGGTCGGTCGATGACGAAGTTTCGGACTGCGCCGCCTACCACGTAGACGTGCTCCCCAACGCCGAGGCGTTTTGATTCTTTAGCTAGAAAGCGCATCAGCGCAATAGATTGGTCGTGTTTTGTCTCAGCACTCACGTGACGTGCCTCTCGGTAATGGAGTGCACCATCTTGGTACGACAGATACCCCATAGAAGCAAGGCTCTCTAGAACCTGACCCATAAGCTCGGGTTCCTCTTCCATTGCATCCACGAGGCTGTCGTAGTCTTGGAGTGCCGCTGATGCAACACGCTGACCCCACCTTCCTGTTCCCGCCAAGCGGATGAGGTGCTGATAAGCAACCTTTTGACTTAGATCAGTCATCCTCATCCCCTTTTTTACGCAGGGCTGCTAGAGCGTTTGCGGCGTCGTCAAAGCTGGAGCCTTTACTTGATTCTGACGACACACCCACACCCTTGCTGGTTTTCGCCCGCCCTGTCCTAATCTTTGACGGGATAAAGGCCGGAGCATCCCCATCAACTGCATCCGAAGATTTAGAAGGCGTAGTATGGGGATTTTTTGGCGGAGGCGAGGCTGCTACATGCGCGGGCCGCTCCATGTATTCCGAAAACTGGTCCCCAAACTTCTCTTGCTGATTGATGAGTTGATTGATGGCACCCATCAGGTCGGAGTTCATCTTACGCAATTTCTCATTCTCTTCCAGAGACTTCTCTAACAGGGCTTCACTCTTGGCGAAGCTGCCTTCTCCCAGCCCCTCACCCTCTTCTGGGATGTCAGGCAGGTCATCGGTAAGAGGTGCTTTAGTCGTGTGCTTAGGCTTAGGCTGCACCCTCTTCACACGGCGCTTAGGGGGAGTCACAGGCGAGGCTTCCGTGCCTGTGATCACCTTGACCTTCTCCACTTGCTTTTGCTGGATAGCATGGTTCAAGTCACGGGACCACGCTGCCCGGCCAGCCTCTATGGTTATCGACTGTTGGTACGGTACCGTGATGCCTAAGTCTCGAATGGTATGACCCCCAATCACCTTACCCATAATGACGATGAACTTGTTCATTTACCACCCATCAGTCGTTTCTTAACTTCGTCCTTTATCTGGCCCGAAATCTTTTCCTTGACCTTATCTCTGGCCTTTTCGATACCACGCTCTAAGAAATGCTTGCCTTTGAAACCGGGGTGCTGCCACTTGCCTTCCTGCATAGACTTCGGCGTGGCGTTACGAAAGACTAGCTCGCCATTGTCCTTTACAATAGGGATAGGACGGTTAGCCTTCGTCAAATGGGTCATCTGGTAAGCCTTAACGCCCGAGTTGAGGTACTTCGCTGCGGGGTGATCTGACTCAATAACGAGGGTGGACTTACCTATAACCTTGAACGAAAAAGAGTTGAGCAGTTCTGTCGGCTGGCCCTTAAAAGACATACGCCGTATCTCTTTCTGGATCTCCATGATAGCTTCTCGGCCTACCTCTTCCAAGAGTTTCGTACGGTCATGCTGATCTTCTAGGGGGGTGTTCTTGGCTATAGGCTTACCGTAAACGCCCTTAAGTCTGAATTTATTAGCCATGCTTGCCTCCTATCTGCTTTGCAATCTCTTTCCGAAGTGCTGAGATATCTGCAACACTACCCACGACCACGGTGCCCTGCCTCTGGTCTTTGATGAACATACGGTACAGAGGTACCGAATCACGTGACGCCCGTATGTTAAGACGGCTGGTAATTCTCTTTTCGGTACTTCGATTCAATGTCATATCCATCACATCCTAGTTGCGTGAGCACTGAAAGTGGCCCCCCGACTTCGACCAACACGGGGTCTTTCCAGTTGTGTGTCTCCAGACCGTCACTTACCGTCGTAATGACCTTAACCCCGTAGTCCCTAAAGGGTGCTAGGGCGGTGGTGATAGCTGAAAGGTAATCCATAAAGGAGCGGTATCCTACATCCACAAAAATGACATCGGGACTGCGACCTCTCAGAAAATCAAGCATCTTCAAAGACACAAAATTGCGCAGGTTCCTTGTGTGGAGAAAGTTGGCGCGGTCTGAAATCACGACACACTCGGTGTCCGGGTGCTGCTCAATGTACCGCTTGATAGCGGTAGAGTGCCCCGACCTCCTACCAAAAGATATATTCAAGAACCCGTGTGCGGAATGCAACACGTCGCGGGCGCTGTGGACAGGATAATCCCCCACATAAGCCTTAAAGCACGCAACCATCAAGTCCGTGGCATATGTGTTGGGGTGCCACAAAAACTTACCCACGAGTCCCTTCTGTATGATCACTTCACAAGACCCATCTCGTCGGCAGTCTCCATGACAGCACGATGGAGGTAAGGGTACACGTCGTCATCCTTGAGGTCCATATCCACACCCGCCTCTTCCAAAGCCTTGTCCAGCTTCTTCTTAGCCGTGTCAAAGAATTCTTTCTTGGCGTCTGAGACTCCGAGTTGCTGTGTGAGCATTTCGCCCATCATCTTCTCGACGTCGCCTTTAGCCTTGTACGAAAGCCTCTGCCCGAAAGCACGAAAGGCCACCATTTTTGCTACTCGCTTCTTGTTCATTGTATTCTCCTGTGGGGCGGGCGATTACTGTCCGCCTCCGCTTATGTTCTCCCAAACGGGAGTACGTCCTTGCTCTTCAATGTCGTTCGACACTGCTGAGTCATCTGTGATTTGAGGGTACCGAACTTCATCTTTCTCATCATCCCAATCAATAGTACGGGTCTCTGGGAAAGCCAGAGCATCCGTACCCGTCACAGGCACATCGTAGCGAATGTCCCTCTTATCGAGGATGTCCACATTGAAGTGTTGCTGTAAGACATTTCCTCGGTTGGTCGGCATACGCACCGAACCAATCGAATAGCGGTCACCGTTCATTTTAACCATGAAGTCTCTCTGTGAGAGCAATGGCTGGGGTCCAGTCCAGACATCGTAGACCATCTCTTCTACCCTACCTCTTTCGGTCTGACGGATAATGCGCTCGGCGTCGGGCGGAGCCATTAGAATATTGTAAGGGCCTTCGTAGCCACCACGGATTCCAGTACCGAAACACGAACCACAATCATTACGGGGGTGAGGGTCATCTGGACGCTTACACTTACATGTAACACCCCGGTACTTGTGAAGAAAAACCTTCACCCGCTCTCCACCTTGATCCAATATCCACCTGTTACGGCGGATAGCCTCACGCCATATGTAGTCTAGGTTCTCCATCTGCTGGATATGGCGAGATTCTGTCCACTCCATTGGAGTCTCTTTGAGCACACCATCCCACTTATCGTAAGCCACGGTTGTGACCCGGTAAAATGTGCGCTTGTACAGGTCATTCTCGATGAGGTTGGCATTGTACCGGTAGGAGCACGTAACCACTGAGTTTGGACCCGGCAATGCAGGGTCTATGCGCTCATTGGTTGCAGTATCATACTGGTAGGCCGTTTGAAGCTCTACCTCACCTGTCTCCCCATAGACACGAGCGGGATTGATCTCCACTCCGTCTATGAAGACTTGTACGTCAGCCGAACTGTTTGCCACAACGTCAGGATTGTCTGGGGTCGTGATGGGGTAGTTCCGAACTCGGAAGATCCACCGGCCCTGTTCATCACCTTGTGCGACGAAGCGAGCACTAACGTCCTCTTGGACCACCGCTTCACTGGTCGTCTCGTCACGGTAAAAGGTAGCACCTAATGGATTCGTATTGAGTCGGGTGAAAGGGCCAAACTCTGAGTCGAAAGAGCGGTAGACATTGACTCCGAGGATGTCGAAGCCAGTGTTGTTCGGCAACAAGGCCGGGTCTGTCCAGTGGATATCCACGCCCGTAAAGGTACTGGAAAAAGCCCATTGGACATTCGTGTTCAACGGCGGAAGGGGGTGCGTCGGGTTCTGACGCTCCTTTGTCGTTGTCTTTCTATCACGAGGTCCAGCAGCCATGCCTCACCGTCCTAGCAGAAGCCCCCTACGAAAAATGCGGGGCACAAGGTATCTCTACCGTACCCCGCATATAAGCGGATAACCGTTTCAGGTTAGGCTCAGGTCATTGCATTCTGCTTTAAGTGCTCTGCAATACGCATAAGGAATACCTCTGCCTCTTCATCTTCGGCGCGCATCCAACCGAGGATCACGGCCCCTAACTCGAATACTAGTTCTTTGGGGAGGCGCTTAATGAGGTGGTTCTGTATCTCGGGGTCAACGGGCCACTCGTAAGGGTAAACGTTCCCTTCAACCTCTTCCTCCATCAAGAGGATACGATCTCTTAGCAGGTCAGACATGAATTGATACGGGTCTACGAACCGGTCGTAACTCTGGCGAAGCCTCTTCTGGTGGAACTTAGGGAGAGGCAAGTAGTAGAATTCAAACTCTGAATGTGATGGGGAACAGTAACGGTAAAGGGAATTGGGCTGAGTCCACATAGGCCCCTCGTTGGCTAAGTGTTGAACGAAATGCTACCTACAAGGGGGATAAACAGATTACCCGAACGGCCTCGCTAGATCACCGTAACAGGACCCGTCTTATAAGGGTTTGGGCGCGTTTACTTGGCTTGGATGTCAGGAATCCCGCACAACGACCATGCTCGTAAGGAGGCTCAGTACCTTGGAACTCATACTGGTCGGAAGTCATATCCAAAATCTCACCATCCCGTACTAGCCACCAATGTACGACGCCCTTCTTGACAGGGCTTCCAACCAGACGACGTTCCGCCTAGTAAGTGCCACGCCGCTTCTGACGCCACATAACAATGGCCATAGAGGGGAATGTTTGAGCCTCGGAATTTGGGCTTTAAGAGATCATCGGTCAAGGATGACCGAATGGCTAAACGCAATGCTATCATGAGGACACCGTAGCCTTTAAGAGGCCCGTAATCAAGTCCTCAGATTCCGATGAATTTTCGAGGGGTCAGGACGCCCTTACCGGTAACAGGACCAAACGCACTGCGCACGCCCAAGCCGTACCTGCTCTGTCGGAGACCTCTCATAATCTTCACGGTACGAGTCTTATTCTCCATGAACTTGTCGAAGCGGCCCTCTGCATTCTGCTTGATGGACTCGTACTTCGAGGACTTCTCAATGGACAAAGACACACCCCCAATGGAGTAGTCAAACTCATCTGCTATCCAGTTCAAACTCAGCGCAATGCAAGCGTGAACCATAGCACCTGTCATGACCCACGGAATCCAGTCCCGCTTTGCTCTCACCAGATCATCAATAGATCGGAAATGAGTTTCAGGTGGGGAGGCGTTAATCGAGAAGACAGCCTGCTCCATATACTCAATGAGTTCGATGTCCTCCCAGATGTACGCAAACACCCTGTTGAACTCGTTGATTGTCCCTGACGACGTTGGAGGCCGGAAATGGTAGTTTCGGTCGGGATTGTTGTCTCTCAGGAGACGGCGAAGCCTCGCAATCATGTCCGCTTGTATGGTGGTGTACAACTGAGCTTGGAACTGTAAGGCATCCACAATCTCAAACTCCTCCATGACCGTTACTTGCGGTGACGAAGAAGTCTCTTGGATTGTCCACCGAATACGGTAGAGGCCGTAAGCGGCATTCTCTGGGACTTGGAAGTGTGCATAGTACGAACCAAGTTCGATGCGCACAGGGTCACGCTGAGAAGGTCCGATAAGGACTTCCGTGCCTGTGGTCACATCGAAAAGGGCGTACTTGATGTAGAAGGGGTCAATCGGAGCATTGCCAGAATCTACCACTTCGATGGAGAGGTCATCGGGGCAGGTGATGTATCCTCTCTCGTACTGTTCTGGCATGACGGCTCCAGCTTGGGGTTACATGTGGCAGAGACGCTTTAGGTTGCGAATCTCATTGGCGTGGGACAGGGCCGAAACCTGAGCAGTACCTGCGAAGTAGCTATCTCGCATCTCCCGCATGTTATCTATTTCGGCGAAAATGAAATAGGTCTTACGGCCTACTTTAGCCGAACCCTTAAACTCTACACCTGAGCTTTTGAGGTACGCAGCGAAATATAGGTCGCTGGTCCTAAAATCCTTCTCAACGCTTTCCATTCTACTCACTTGACTCAAGCAACATTAACGCGGGAACATCTTAGCACTCTGCTCTGTTGCGTAATCGTCAGGCTCACCATGCTCACGAACCCACTTAGCTTCCTCATCGGTGAGCTTACCAAGTTGCTTCATGGAGATGTCCTCAAGTGACTTGACAACATCTTCAATCATCTTGATCATTTTCTCGGCACCCTTCTTACCGGGGCCGTCAGAGTAAGAGGCGGCATGGTCATATTCCCGTGCCACATCCTTTAGCTCGCGCTCCATGTCATGTACTGTGTTCCAGTACTTATGCAGAACCCCCATAACAGGTCCCTGAGCACGAGCTTGCTTCATAGCAGCCAGTACAGGGCGGATATGCGGGCGAAGCTCCGGGTGTTCGGTACCGAGCTTGATAAGTTGCTGTGCTGTCTTGTTCATGGGTTTTCCTTACGCTTAGAGTGACCGGCGAGCAGCGCCTTGAAGCTTAGAGATTTCCTTATCGGAATCCTTTACAAGCTTTCGGGCCTTTCGGAGGTTTTCTTCTGCCACCATTAGTGCATCGTACAAAGCTGTGGTGGCGCGCAAAGACCCTCTAGGAGCAATATCCATCCACCGTTCTCGGATACTAACAATCTCATCCACAGCTTCGACCACTTCATCGAGGGCTGTGTTGACGGGAATCTCCACCTCACGGCTAGAGGTCTTCATAGCAGCCAGTACAGGGCGGATATGCGGGCGAAGCTCCGGGTGTTCGGTACCGAGCTTAATAAGTTGCTGTGCTGTCTTGTTCATGGGTTTTCCTCACTTTTGGATGGGTACTAAAAGGGTCACGTTGTCTTGTACCTTAATATCAAAGTCTCTTCCAAGAGCCTTACCGAGGGAGCGCCAAAGATTATCCACGTTGTAATTAGGATGATCTCTAATGTAGACCTGCCATGCTTTGTTGCTACCGTGGTACATCATGCCCTTGTCAGCACGAACTCCCGCATAGCTGCTCCAATCATTACCGATGATAGCCTTGAGAGCCGATTCAATGTCTTTACCCACTTTCGGGTCAGGTGGCTCTAGGTTGTAAGGGTCGTTCTCATCTTGGTACATGTGCATCTCTACAATGTACTTGATGTCTTGCTTTCCAAACGACTCAATCACGTCACGGTAACGCTCTTGAGCGTAATCCTTGATGGCCTTCTTGACGAGGGCCTCGGCCTCAGCGGTACTCCTCCACGGGCCGTAGTTAGTGGTGGCAAGCATCGCAATCTCATCTTCGTACTGTTCTGCATGATTCGAAAGATTGAAGTGGGTCTTTTTTGCCGTCTTAAGCATAGGCAAGATGTCCTTACGAAGCTCAGGCTTGGCGTGAGCTAGACGGATAAGTGCATCTCTGAGTTTTTGATCAGACATTAGTCCTCCGGTGTGTGACGTGACAAGAGATTAGAGCGTGAAGAGAGCCGTACCGTCTGCAACAAAGACCTTGATCCAACCAAGCTCATTGAGCTTGGCCAGAACGCCATCATTGAAGCTGAGAAGGAACTTGCCAGTCTCTACGAAATCGTAGGAGATGAGGGCTTGAATAGCCTCAGCTTCACCTGAGGTAGTTCCAGTGACGCCGGCAAGGGCATCTGCTTGTGTAATGATAGTGGCGACCGAAATGTTATCCGCACCAATGGTGTTGGCGATGAATGTAGCAAGTTCCGAGTCGAGGGCAGTTGCGCCCAGACCTTCGAGGTTAGCGGTCAACTCACCATCGTCATCGACGGGGTGGATATAACGCTCCTGTCCGGGAGGATTGATTGTATGCTCTCGAAGGCTCTGCTTCTTTGTGAGGTCCTGTAGAAGGACTTTACCAAAGGGTGAGCCTACTACGCTGATAAGTGCCATGTTATTTCTCCAATGAGAGTTCCGGGTCCAGAAGACCCATGCGTTCTAGCCTAGCCAGTTCTTCAAAAATGACTCCAACCTTGTCGAAGATGACTCCAACTTGGCCGAAAAAATCTGCCTGATTGTACAAGCGGTTTCGCTTAACCTTCTCCCACGCTACATCAATGTCATGCTGCAACCTTAGCAGCTTAGACGACGTGGGCAGGTCTTCAAGCGGCAACCCTTCTACTTCCGTTACAAGTGCTCCTACGACCTCCATAATCAGAGCCACCGTGTTCGTCTGTACGAGACGACGCGGTTGCCACAAGATGCCTCGAAAATCGAAGCTGTGGCGCTCCAGAGCATCCCGGAGCTTCTTGGCCTGAATATCTTCCATTCATCTTAAACGATAGTAGGTGCGTCAGTGACCGACTGCGTATTTGCAGTGACGGTAACAGAAGTGATGTCCTCAGTTCCGCCTGTAGCAAACCCGTGTGCGGCAGCGGTGACTTCAATTGAAGTAGCCGTTACCGTAACACCAGCATCCCCGTCTGCCACAGTCACCGTGGTAACTCCATCTGTAATCTCAATAGACGTTGTGTCTGGCGAGTAAGACAGAAGGTTGGTGCCCGTGATAGTGAGCAAACCGTCGTCGGTTGCGGAAGTAGCCGAAGTCGCCGTATCGTGCGTTGAAGCAGAAACCGTAGGTGCTGCTGTAGCACCCGCTGGAATCTCTACAACAGTCAAAAGCGTGTTGTCAGCAAGGCCCTTGATAACCCCTCTATCCTGAGACAAGAGAACCTTGTCCGTAGGGGCCAGATCAATGAAGCCCGGCTTGGTTTCATCTACCTCCACCAGACCATCACCGTTAAAGAAGGTGCGGTAGTAGGGCAGGTAAACCGGCTGTTTGTAATAGATACCGAAGGCTTCGTTGGGAAGCCCGGAATCAATGTCTGAAACCAGAAGCACACCTTGTGAGTTCTGGCTATGTACAAGTCGAATGAGCATTTAGAAGCCTCCGAAGCGTAAGTGAATCACCTAATCCTAGATATTAACACTTTATTGACTCAAAGACCGGGGTCGGGGGACAAGACGGCGTAAATCTCGACCGTCGTTGGCGAACCACTAGCCCTCAAAGCCTCCGAAGCGTGAGTGAATCACCTAATCCTAGATATTAACACTTTATTGACTCAAAGACCGGGGTCGGGGGACAAGACGGCGTAAATCTCGACCGTCGTTGGCGAACCACTAGCCCTCAAATTGAGGTACCCGGTCGAAAGACGGTTGTCCACAAAAACCCCTGATGCCGCCAATGACCATTCTGCCGAGCCGGTTCCAAAAGCGAAGAACAAGGGATTTCCGCCTGAGTTTTTGATCTCAATGGATACCGTTTGCCGGGGAAGTCGTAGCTCTAGAGAACTATCGAAGTCCGCAGCGACTGGAACCGTACCAGTGAGGATAAGAGGAGGCCTCTGGTCTGTGTATTGACGGGAAGCCATCACAATCTCAATAGGGCCATCGAATACCTCAGTGGCGTCAATAACAGGTGTCTCTTGGAAAAAGAGTACGTCGTTATCGTCCAGTGAGTAATCATTTGGATCGAACAAAAAACGTGTACGGTGGCGCAATTGATTAGCGTTCACCTGTGCCGCTACTTGCTCGGAAGACTTGCGGAACCGGTCTGATACTGCGCCCGTATTTGAGACTGCCTGCATGGTTGTAAAAGACCCATCCCAATTCGATGCGTTCTTAACGTTGTAAGAGGGGCGGACCTCACGGGCCGTGATCTGACCGTCGTCGTCGGTTGTCGACACCGAGTAATTGAAATTCTGGTTGTAGACGTCTACCGGGCTGTACCCGAACTGGTCGTAACGTAAGAGAATTTCATTAGCGGCAGCGCCCGCATAAGCCGTCACCGGCTCGGACGAGGCATTGATGTCAACGATAAGAGATGCAGCAAGGGCAGCGGAATCATCAATACCGGCTGAACTATCTGTAGCCGTGAAGACGGAGCTACCCAAAACCACCCTGTAGTCTCCGGTTGAAGACGTACCGTCCGTGACAGTTATCTTCAACCAGAAATGGTCCTCGATATGTGCGTCAATCAGGTTGTCGGAGCGTCGGTAGATGTACATCAGTCACCTCTCTTTTGGGCGCGTTCCTTATGGATCAAAGGCTCATAGGAGGCGACGTTTTTCCCGTCATCTCTAGCGGCATCACGAGCTTCTACCCACGTGTCTGCCTCTTCACCCTTGTAATTAGGCTTGAGGGTCGGTCTTATGTGGCTCTTTGCCTGCCGGTCGGACATATAGCTCGCTCGGCGCTTTCGATACTTCTTCTCACGGTAGTTTTTGTCCGCCCACGCATCACCTGCGAACGAGAAGATAACGCCTTTGGTGTTGAACTGATACTCAGCCGTACCCTCACACTTCGTACAAGGGACACCAGTAGCTTTCTTCTCCTCAAATGCAGACACCGCCACACTAACAGTTTGGACGGAACCACAGGACGTACACGCAAAGTCGTATTTCATGTCTTCCTCAACTCTAAAAACAGGGGGACAGGCGTACTGCCCTTACTTGGAGATTCGTAATAGCGCATTATCGAAACTTGGGCTTGTAGTCAAAGTAAATGCGCTTCGATTCCTGTAATGCTTTGTAAATGTGCTTGCACACGTAGTTGTTGTTATCAGGATCCCGTATAGACGGTACCGCCAACGTACCTCGGGGGTATTCCTCGGCATAGAGGTAATCCAAACGGTTCGCATGGTGCTCACAGCCGCCATACCGCCAGAAAGGACAAGAGCAGGACAGTAGCAAGTCAGCTTCCCAATAGTGGCGCTGGTTCTCCCCTTCCGCAGGTACGGCTTGTATTTTGACCGTATACGTCTTTGCCCCGCTCGTCGCATTATAGGTCAGGGTATTGAAGAGCTTATTGTGATCGCTCTGTGTGAGCCGAACCCCAGAAGCTCTCTCCACGATACCCTTATCTAGGTCTTGCAGAATGCCCTTGGCCTTTAACGCCTGCTTACTACGCCGTGCCCATACTTGGACCGGATGATAGCGAAGCATGTAAGAGGCGATAACCTCCTGTACGAGAGCGTCTTGAGTCATGGTACCATATCGTCCGTAACATTAGGACGTGCGAAGTCTGTCTTGAAGCCTGACCAATCTGTCTCAGCGGGCTTCGGAACATTCTTGTTCAAGCCTTCGTCCTCGTCCTTTAGAGCCGGAGGAGTTTCGTCGATATAGGTCGGGAAGCCCTGTTGCTCTTCAATGTCTGTACGAGGCATTAGCTTGGCCCTGAGAGCGTTCATAGCAGCAGTTGCCTTTGCACCACCCTGTAAAGCCTTGTCCAATTCCACTCGAACGGAAGGGTTGAGGTCGTCAGCGGCGCTGGTAAGGGCCATCTTTTCAATGACGTAGGACAAAACAGCCAACTGATCCTGCATCCCTTCCAAGTTGGCTTGGAAGAGGAAAATCATGTCGCCTGCTTCTTTGTAAATATGGTCTTTGTGCGTGGAATCTTCCACAAGGGAAAGGGCACGCTCCGTAAGGTCGTCCAGCTTGGAGTAGTGAATCCTAGCCTTTGCTACCGCCTCTTGAAGGTGGTCGCAAAGCAACCGGGATAGGTATTTCTTGGCGACCTTACGGTGCATGTGGTGTCCTCAATCATCCCAAATTGTAGTCTGGGAATGCCTTCGCAATGTGCTTCTTCATGGCTTCTGTCTCCACGGCATAGACCATGCTGACATATACCGGGTTGGTACTCTCTTCCAACGACTTGAGCTTGGTCTTCCAGTGTGTGCTGAAATCCCAATCGAAGTTAGGAACCACCTGCCGGGCAAATGCCAGACGGGATTCCTTGTCCGACACATCCAGAGAGTCCGAAGCCTCTTCTGACGATGACGATACCTTGACTGCCGTTCCCACTACCTCAGCTTCCTCACCATCCCACGTACCTTCGGGAAAGTCACTAGCCGTAGAAGCCTGCGTGGTGTCCGAAGCAGACTGAGAGAGACCTTCGTTTTCAAAGGTGATACCCTCACGAACTTGCTTTTTAGGCTTGTTCCCAGCAAGTTGCTTTTTCAATGCCGCGATCTCTCGCTCCATCTTGATGCGTTCCATGTCTGCGAAGTGGGCCGCCTTGCCTTGATCGCCGGACTCTTCCATCCGACGAATATCTGTCTGGCTGAGGGTGTCCACGCGGGTAGCTTCCATCTGCGAAGCCGAACCAGCCTTCGTTGCAAATCGAACGCCTTGTACTTCCTCGCCTTCCTGAGAAGAAACGACTTGGTTACTTCCCCGGTTACGGTGATTCCCATCACGGAAATCTTGAAGAGAGCTAACTTCTCGCTCTTCATCTGCCATCGTAGCGGTGGACGCTATCTGGTCTTCACCCTGAGGGGTCGGGGCACGCATCTTAATCCCAGCCGAAGTAGGCTTGAACTCGCTAGAACCGAGGCCCAACTCTTCTGGTGTAACCAGCCAACGGGCTTTGATTGCCGACTTAAGGCGGGGGAATTTGTATTCCTTACCCCCGATCTTAGCAGTCGTACCGTCATACTCGACGATCTCCCCTTTGCTGACGACAATGTTGGTTTCTTTGTCTTCACCGATGTTGAACTTCGTAGCTGCAATATACTCTGTAAACTGACTCATGTGATTTGACTCCTATAACTGGTCAAGGTGCTTTTGCGGTCACAGACCCGCGCGGTTACCCTAACCATTCTACAAAACGATTACCGAAAAGGTGGACCTCAGTCCTTGGTACCCATGTCCATCTTACCATCCCCAAAGGGCCGAACCAGTCGTCTGGCCTTTAGGAAGTCACCTTCAAGGTATTCAATCCAACCAAAAACGTCAGCTGGGTTTTCTAGCTTGGCTTCACTGAAGTCATCTTGGGTGAATTTAGTGTGCTGCATACCGATGGCGTTGATGAATCCCGCATTAAGGGTGATGGAAATCTGGTCCTCAAACTCACCCTCTTTCGGGACGATGCGCAGATCAACGTAGAAACGTGGAGCCAATGGCTCTGACGTATCCTTCTGGACGAGGTATTTAGCGACGACGTTATACTGAGCGCCCTCGCTGGACTCTAGTTTGGTCTCCTCAAAGTCCACCTTCCGCCCAATAGCTTGATAAAGGTAGGCCTCGTACTCACGACGCTTACCCCTTACGAGCTTTCTAATGCGCTCGGCGTCCTTCTGTAAGGCTTTGCGACGCTTGTTAGCATCACCTTTCGCCCCGAAGTCCGTTAAGAGGGCTTTGCGTACTGAGGTGCCCAGAGCTTTAGCCACAGGGTCAGTGCTGCCCGTCTTTAAGCGGAGGTAAGCTTGCAGGGAGATGTCATCGAAATCGGACATTCAAGCGACCCGTTGCTGTAGGAGGTAAATAGCTGTCTCATGGGCATTCGCTGCCGCCATAAGGAAGTCGTCCATACCAAGGGATAAGGTGCCACATTCATCTAAGAAGTCGTACGCTTCTTTGAAGATGATCTGAAGCTGCTTCTCAGCATAAAGGGACCGGGTAACGTAGCACGGATAGGTGTGTTCCCAATCAGACACGAAGCTCTCTATTCTAGAAGCTTGGTCAGAAGAGCTTACACAGTAGCTACCAAACATGGCTGTGATCTTCTCAGCCAGTGTGTCAATCTCAGCACCTACGGCTTCGTAAAGTCGCTGAAACAGAAGGTGATCCCCGTAGTAGGTTTCGCCCTTCACGTTCCAGTGGGCATTCTGGTGGATAACCTGTACGGCCCTAAGAAGGGCTAGTAGGTCAAGAAGGCAGTCTGATGTTTCATCTAGGTACATGGGTTCCTCTCTAGAGTAGGCGGGTATTTGTGGGTACCCGAATCACAAAAGGATTACCGTAGCCCCTTTAGATATTTATGACCTGCCCCTATACGTCTCTCTACATAGTCCAGAAGTGGTCCCCACTGAGACAAGCATCCTCGGACGGGTCCAGCAGTGCGAAGCGCCCCAATCAAAAGTAGAGGTGAGAGGTTTGGCCCGCACACTAGTAGTTCTCTCAGTAGCGCGTCACATGCGGTAAAGGCTTGGTCACCTAAGAGAGCGTGAAGAGGCGTGAAGACAACCTCCATCGCACGCTGGCTACGGCCTGTGGCTTCCAGCGTAACAGCCTCTTGGACACAATCCGTCATGACCTGATCCTGTAGTAGATACGAGACATATCCAACCCGGCTTTCTCTACCAGATGTAATTCGTCTTCCTGCCTCGGCTTTTCCAACTTGCGGCCCCACACGAGCATATCATTAGGGAGGCCGGTGCATACGTCCTGTAGCTGCCGGTTCCTCATAGCCCCCCAAAAGCTTTCTGAGGCACACATGGAGCCGTCTGTGGTAAGTCCCAAGAAGACCACTCTGTCCGCCCTTTTAAGAAGTGTGGGCCAGTCTAGTGGGTGGTTTATTGGCCACGACAAGAAAGCCACGGACATCTTTGGGCTTCCCAAATCAGCGAATAGAGATTGTCTCCATTCTATGGGCCTGCCGCATTTAGGGGGTGGAGACTTAGTGTCCACAGCCACTACCGAAGAAGCCCCTAGCACATATAACTGCGCTGCGAGATGTCCGTCGCCAGCACCTAAGTCCCAAACCCTCTGACCTCAACATATAAAGACAGTACGTCTGCCTGTTTATCACTCAGCCGACCAAACATGTTTGCCCTTTTTTGAGGCGCATTCTTATCCCCCTCAGAAAGGTAAGTCGGGATCGTTGAACTGGCGGTCTTCCGAAGGCTCGTTCACGGAAAGGACAGACTCTTGAAACTCAGCCTCAAAGTCACACTCATCGAAGGGTTCCCCTTCATCTGGCGGCGAGTAATTGGTAGGGCAAGAAGCTCTCTCAACTTGGTAAGTGTTCATGCGTGTTCCTCGTGGTTTGTGTGTCGTCTTCATAGGTATAGACCCCTAGTGGCATACGCTCTCAAAAACTTTTTCAAGTATCCCACTTCTCCGCAGTCCAATCATGGAACCGGTAGGCCCATTCTGTGCGAGTCACGAGAAGAGGGTGAGCTTTGCGTTGTGTATGAAATTCCAAAACAAGTCGTGCATAGAGTCTCCTAAAGAGTGGGATCACGGGTACTCTAGCGCCTCTGGGAGACTAAAGTCAAACCTTTCGGAAAATCAGAACAGGTTCGTGGTCTCTGGGGCTTAAGTTGGACAAGGGCATTTTAAGGGTGTGCAGGTGCTGAAACCCTGCCGAAATAGCAGCCTCTATGGTCATATCAACCAAAGGAGTTACGTTCCCTCTCCTATCCCGCAAGTCATTGATGTTCAGCGCGAAGGTGCCGCCAGCTACTAGGCTGCGATATGCCTCCCTGATTACAGGCTTCAAAAAGCTGTCTACCCACTCCGCCGCACTATCACCATACTTCTTCCAAGACTGCCCCTTCTTGTCCGAATACTTCTCCCGGTCAAAGTACGGTGGAGAGGTGAATACCAGAGAAACGTCATCAGGCACCTTAAAGGTCTCTGCCGGGTGACAATAAAGTTCTGCCTCAAGTCCTAAGTTGGAGGCAAGCTTCTGATTACCTTCCACCGTCTCAGGCTCGATGTCTGTACCGATGTAATGCACACCGGAAGCAAGGGCTGCGAGCATACGACCCCCATACCCTGCACACGGATCCCAGACTTTATCTCCCGGCTTTGCGTACGTCTGATAGATATACTTGGCGACTCCCGGCCTGAAAATAGTAGGGGTACGCACCTGATACTGTATTGCCTTCCTGACTCTGTAAGGGATAACCGGGTCGCCCCCTTTCAACTGTATCTGAATAGCCCTCCGCAAAAGCTTCGGATCAAACCACGCTTCGTAGGCTGACATCTGGTCACGATAGCGTGCCTTGAATCGGTTCGGGAAGTAGCTATCACATAAGCGTACCCCAAACAGCGTACGGGGCCTAATCTCAGACTCTTCTGTAAGGAAGACCTCTTTGTCTTCAAGCTTCTGAAAGCGTACCCCTACGTCGCTCAAGGGTTTCGGGAAGGGGAAAGGGGTCTTCACCAGTATCGAGTAGATCTCCTCTACCCATTGCCCCTGCTCCCCCTCAGGTAGATGCTTCCACAGAGAACTGTCATAGTTCTCAAGGGAAACTTTTGCGGCACGTCGTGAATACGAACTTCTGGGTCGGCCCATACGAGTAGGCGAACCTTCCTTATGTATCCTGCGGTGCACGGTAGACGATGACACGTCGTACAAGTCTGCAATAGCAGTGCAGGACATGCCGCCATCATAAAGCGTCCTAGCTGTGTCTGGAGTAAGCTCCCGACCTTTTTCGTAGGAGAGCTTTCTATCTGAAGGTTCGGGAATCTTGTAGGACATACAGTCGGGCACATACCCCCCAATCAACTCGAAGAACTGCATATCCTGACCGGGGAAGCAGATTGTCACAGTCCCGTCTGGGTTCTCTAGGATAGTAGGGCTAAAACCTAAATGACGTAAACCCTTGAGAGCATACCGCAAGCTTTGGTCGTCTAAACCAAACGTTATCTGGGGGTGGTGACCACTATGCAAGCTCCCGTCATCAAGGTACCATACCGCCAAGGAAAGAGGTGTAATACCCTTTGTTAGCACCTTAGGGAACTTTCGCACATGTGCAGGCGGGGGGTAGAACAGGTCGTAAAGGTGTCTTAGCTGCAAGCAGCTTTGTGTGGTCACCCCCCACCCTGTGTAGGTCTTAGACCCTACCACTTTGGATGTGGGGTAGATAGTGGATGTGAAAGGCTGTAGCACCTCCGCTTTCCACTCAAGGTATGGCTTCTGGTCTTCTGAATGGGTCTCGCAA